ATGGCGGGCAGGCCGCTATCTGCCACCGCACTGGCAGAGGAGCTAGGAATAGGTATAAAAGATTTGCAGGTACCATGTAACTTCTGCCATTCTACACTTTCAGGGGCAGATGTTCTGGCGTTTGACTATAAATGCCTCAATTTATTATGGAAGGAGGGGGTAGCGTATGCAGCATGTAGCCCATGTTGTGCAGCTACAGCGGCCTATGAGGTACAGGTGCATTACGAATTCTCCGTTTATGGGAGAGAAATTGAGAGGATAACTAATACCCCTCTGTGGAATATCATAGTCCGATGCTGGAATTGTCTTAAGCTATTGGATCTTTTAGAGAAAAACGACATTTGTGCTAGACGTCAGCAATTTCATAGAGTCAGAGGTGGTTGGAAGGGTAATTGTAGGCACTGTAGAGAGGTAGAATGATTGGGAAAGAGCCTACTATACGAGATATTGTGCTGGAGCTAGAAGACGCTGTCCAGCCCATTGACCTGCATTGCAACGAAGAGGTGCTAGAAGAACAGGTAGAGGAGGAGCCAGAAAAGAATCCTTTCAAGGTGCTGGTGTCCTGTGGAGGAGGCTGTGGATCCAAGTTACGTTTGTTTGTGACCGCGACAGCATATGGCATCCGGACCTTTCAACACGTCTTACTATCTGAGCTGAGCATTTTGTGTCCGGAGTGCCGAGAAACCACTCGTGAGGAAACAAGACAGAGGGACCTGAACCGCCTTCGCAATGGGAGATTCTAGAGGTACTGATGATGTTAAACCTGGCTGTAGTGATTGGTTTGAGTTGGAAGCTGAATGTAGTGATATTGAGAATGATTTGGAAAAGCTATTTGAAGATGACACTGACTCTAATATTTCAGGACTGATAGATGATGGGGACGTGATACAGGGAAATTCCCATGAGCTATTTCACCTGCAGGAGTGTGAGGAAAATGAGCAGCAGTTGCAATTTCTAAAACGAAAGTATTTCAGTCCTTTAGCTGTGCAGCAGTTAAGCCCCAGGTTACAGTCGATCACTATCTCTCCAGAGCACAAAAGTAAAAGGAGGCTATTTGTGGAGCAAGACAGCGGTGTTGATTTGACCCAAAATGAAGTTGAAGATATTCCTGAAGAGGAGGTGGAGGTACCGACGGACAGTGTAGATAATGTTCCTGCACCTGCTGTTCAGGAACCTGCTGTTCAGGGAGTCAGGGGACAGGGTTCTTTGCATTACAAGGAACTGCTAAAGACGGCTAATGTCCGATCTACTATGCTTGGCAAATTCAAAACTGCATTTGACTGTAGCTTTACAGAATTAACGAGACAATATAAAAGTAATAAGACGTGCTGTCGCGACTGGGTGACTATGCTGTATGGTGTAAGGGATGAATTGCTGGAGGCTTCAAAGCAGCTGTTACAACAGCATTGTTCTTACATTTGGCTCTCGTCTGTAGGAGCCATGACGCTATACTTATTAAGCTTTAATAGTGCCAAAAGCCGAGATACCTTACACAGATTATTAATGTCTATACTTGACGTGCATGAGTTGCAGTTAATATCAGAGCCTCCACGATTGAGGAGTATGGCAGCGGCCTTGTTCTGGTATAGGGGGAGCATGGGTAATGCTGTGTATGCATTCGGGGCGTATCCGGACTGGATTGTGCGGCAAACAATGCTAAACCATCACACAGGAGAATGTCCGCAGTTTGATCTAAGCACTATGGTGCAGTGGGCATATGACAATGATTACGTAGAAGAAGCAGATATAGCTTATAACTATGCAAAGCTAGCAGATGAAGACGCAAATGCCCGTGCATGGCTAAGTAGCAATAGCCAGGCAAAGTTTGTAAGAGAATGTGCTCAAATGGTTAGGCACTATAAACGTGGAGAAATGCGTGATATGTCGATGTCCTGCTGGATACATAAGTGTTTAAAACGTATTGAGGGAGACGGGTCGTGGGCCGACATAGTAAAGTTTATAAGATTCCAGAATATTAATTTCATTATATTTCTAGATACTTTCAAACGTTTTCTAAAAAGTGTGCCCAAACAAAACACCCTTTTAATATGGGGGCCCCCAGATACAGGGAAGTCCACATTCTCCATGTCCCTATTGAAAGCCCTAAAGGGCAGAGTGCTTTCATTTGTGAATTCCAGAAGCCAGTTTTGGTTGCAGCCTGTTGCAGAGTGCAAAATAGCTTTGCTTGATGATGCCACGGACCCTGCGTGGACATATATAGACACGTTTCTGAGGAATGGTCTAGATGGTAACTGCGTGTCAATAGACTGTAAGCACAGGGCCCCTACACAAGTAAGATTCCCTCCCCTGTTGATAACGTCCAACTACAATATAATGGTAGAGGACAGATACAGGTATTTGCATAGTAGGATAAGGGCATTTGAGTTTCCCAACAAATTTCCCTTTAAAGATGATGGTACTCCGCAGTTTAACCTCACTGACCAAAGCTGGAAATCTTTTTTTAGAAGGCTGTGGAGTCAGTTAGACCTCAGTGACCAAGAAGACGAGGGAGACGATGGAGACTCTCAGCGAACGTTTTCATGCACTGCAAGAGAAACTAATGGAAATATATGAATCAGGCAAAAACACCATAGCTGCTCAAATTGAACATTGGCAATTATTGAGGCAAGAACAGGTGTTACTGCACTTTGCTAGAAAACGTGGTGTGACACGTTTGGGGTACCAGCCTGTGCCCAACCTGGCAATAACCGAACAAAAAGCTAAAGACGCCATAGGTATGGGCCTGCTGTTGCAGTCCCTGGAGAAGTCTCCCTATGGTGGGGAGTCATGGTCATTGGTTGACACAAGCCTAGAGACTTTTAGAAGCCCTCCACAGCAGTGTTTCAAAAAGGGCGGACAGGAAGTGGAGGTCAGATTTGATGGTGACCCTGAGAATATTATGCTGTATACTTCGTGGCAGCACATCTACTTCCAAGATTCCCACGATTCTTGGCAAAAAGTACAAGGGCAAGTGGACTATGATGGACTGTTTTACTTTGACGGCCCTGTAAAGGTGTACTATGTTACATTTGGGACTGATGCAAAGAGATATGGTAAAACTGGACTTTGGGAGGTTGTCTATAATAAGGACATTATCTTTGCTCCTGTCACCAGTTCAACGCCGGAGGGACAGGGATCACCAGCCCCCGCCGACTCCAACACCGCAGAAGGATCCCAACACCCCACTGAAGTGGTATCAGTCGATTCGGCCACCACCTCTGCCCCCGCAGCCACCTCTGCCACCGCTAAACAGCGAGCCAGAAGGTACGGGCGAAAAGCCTCCAGTCCAGGAGGAGGAGAACGAGGATACTCGCCCCTCAAAGAAAACCAAAGAGAACGGCGACCACACAAGCGGGGACGGGGAGAAAGAGGGGGGAGATCCCGATCCCGGTCCCGTGCCACATCCCGATCCCGATCCCGATCCCGATCCCGAACCCGAACCCGAGCCCGACCCCAATCCGCAACCACAACCCATCCCTGCACCCGATCCAGATCTAGATCCAGGCCAGGTTGCGTCCTTTCTGGAGGGGGTGGCGTCCTACCTTCACAGGTGGGAAGTCGGCTATCAACAGTTGGTCAAGGACATCAAGGAAGACTTGGACAACTATTGGCTGAAGCTACAGACCCCCCAGTAATTCTCCTGCGGGGTGATCCAAACGCTGTTAAATGCTTCCGCTTTAGAGCTAAAGATAAATATAGGGGCTTATATACCCGTATGAGCACCACATGGTCCTGGGTGGGGGCAGACAACAATGATAGGATAGGTAGAGCCAGAATGCTGGTGGCGTTTAGCAGCTATGAACAGCGACATCTTTTCCTTAAGCATCTAAAAGTCCCAAAAGGGATGGATTGGTCTCTTGGCCAGTTTGACAGCTTGTGAGGCGTCTGACCGTGTCGCAGCACCCTCCCCCACAGGTCCTGCAACATTTCACCCATTCACTAACCTTGTAACATTTCAGATATCCTTGTACCATTTCAGAGATTCACTAACCCTGTACATAGTGTCTTTTTTACTTACCACCAATACTAACCACTAACAGCACTCCTGCCATTTCAATGCTGCTCTATGACCATGGCCCGCGCACGCAGAACGAAGCGTGCCTCTGTAACCGACATCTACAGGGGCTGCAAAGCTGCTGGCACCTGCCCACAAGACGTTCTCAATAAAGTTGAGCAGACAACCATTGCAGACCAAATCCTCAAATATGGCAGTGCTGGTGTGTTTTTCGGCGGCCTTGGGATCTCCACGGGCAGAGGCTCAGGTGGTGCCACCGGCTACACCCCGCTGGGAGGGCCGGGGGTGCGCGTCGGGGCCCCCACCGTCATACGGCCGGGTGTGGCCCCTGAGGTGGTTGGTCCCTCCGATATCATCCCGCTGGATTCTCTGGGGACCATAGACCCTTCAGCGCCATCTGTGGTGACACTTACTGAGGGTGGCCCCGACCTTCTCCCTGGAGGCGTGGAATCTATTGCGGAAATTAGCCCTGTGCCCGATGTTGCGTCCGTGGACGCCCCCGTTGTTACGATTGACACAGGTGCAAGTGCTGTCCTGGAGGTTGCGCCGGAGCCTGCGCCCCCCACACGCACAAGAATCAGTCAGCAGCAGTATCACAACCCTGCGTTTGAAGTTCTTAGTGAGGTCACACCCAGCCGTGGTGAGACGTCGCATGGCGACCAAGTGTTTGTCACCAGCGGCATTGGGGGTCAAACTGTTGGAGGGGCGGCCACCAGGGGGCCCACCATTGAGATCGAGCTAGAAAATCTCCCTACACAGTACACATTTGAAATCGCGGAGCCCACGCCACCACGACAAACCAGCACTCCGGTGCAGCGTGGAGTGGCCATCGCCCGCAGACTTGGCAGGGCCTTTACTAATCGCAGGCTGACTCAACAGGTTCCTGTGAGAGACCCCCTCTTTTTGACACAGCCACAGAAGCTTGTTAGGTTCCAGTTTGAGAACCCTGCATTCGAGGATGAAGTTACACAGATCTTTGAGAGGGATCTCAGTGTCCTTGAGGAGCCGCCGGACCGAGATTTTCTGGATGTTGCTCGCCTGGGCCGCGCAACCTTCAGCGAGACCCCCGCGGGCTACATTAGGCTCAGTAGGCTAGGGAATAGGGCCACCATCCGCACTCGCAGCGGAGCCGCAATAGGCAGCCAGGTACATTTCTACAGAGATCTCAGCAGCATAGACACTGCAGAATCACTGGAGCTAAGCCTATTAGGGGAACATTCTGGAGACGCTAGTGTGGTCCAGGGCTCCGCGGAAACCGCATTTGTGAATGTGGATCTGCAGGATGTTCCTGGAGTTTCCTCAGACAGCCCAGAATATTCTGATGCATACTCCGATGCATTTCTGCTGGATGAAGCAGTGGAGGATTTTAGTGGCTCACAATTGATATTTGGAGATGGAAGGCAAACCAGCACAGTTACAGTTCCCAGATTCAGCACTACACGCAATGCCAGCTATTATACCCAGGATCTCGAGGGCTATGCGGTGTCCTATCCAGAACAAAGGCAGTTCCCTGAAATAATCTATCCCCAACCGGATCTTCCAACAGTAGTAATTCGCACATCTGATAGTAGTGGTGACTTTTACTTACACCCTAGTCTTCTACGGCTGAAAAGGAAACGAAAATATCTATAATTTCTTTGCAGATGTCATACTGGCTTCCTGCTACCGGTAAGGTCTACCTGCCCCCATCCACGCCAGTGGCCAGGGTCCAAAGCACAGATGAGTATATACACCGCACTAACATATTTTATCATGCCAATAGCGACAGATTGCTTATCGTGGGTCACCCTTACTTCAATGTCCTCAATTCCACTGGTGATAAGGTTGAAGTGCCGAAGGTTTCAGGCAATCAGTTCCGGGCCTTCCGGCTGCTATTGCCTGACCCTAACCGCTTCGCATTGGCGGACATGTCCATTTATGATCCTGACAAGGAACGTCTAGTGTGGGCCTGCAGGGGTATAGAAATTGGCAGAGGGCAGCCCCTAGGGGTCGGCACAACGGGGCACCCTCTATTCAATAGGCTGTTGGATACAGAGAATCCCAGACAGTATCCTCCCCAAGGCACTAAGGACGACAGGCAGGATGTTTCCTTTGATCCCAAGCAAGTGCAAATGTTCATTATAGGCTGTGAGCCATGTATTGGTGAGCACTGGGATCGAGCAAAGGCCTGTGCAGGAGTTGACCAAACGGGGTTGTGCCCCCCTGTGGAACTAGTAAATACCACCATACAGGATGGGGACATGGTGGATTTGGGGTTCGGGGCCATTAATAACATAACTTTGTCGTTCAATAAATCAGATGTCAGCTTAGACCTTGTGAATAGCATAGCCAAGTACCCTGACTTTTTGAAAATGAACAATGACGTATATGGCAATTCCTGCTTTTTCTATGCTCGGCGGGAACAGCTATATGCCAGGCACTATTTTGCTAGGGGTGGCTTTGTAGGGGATATAATTCCGGATGGCACAGTCAACCAGGACCACAAGTACTACCTGCCAGGCGACAGTGGGGGGCCGCGTTCCACATTGGCGAGTTCAATTTATTTCCCAACAGTTAGTGGCTCCCTGGTGTCTTCTGATGCCCAATTATTTAATCGTCCCTTCTGGTTGCAAAGGGCACAAGGACATAACAATGGCATATGCTGGCAGAATCAATTATTTGTCACCATGGTCGACAACACTCGTAACACCAATATTACTATTAGCGTATCGACCGAAGCGGCTGGGGGGGATTCCTACGACGCTACTAAGATTAGGGAGTATCTCAGACATATGGAAGAATTTGAGATCTCTGTCATATTGCAGCTATGTAAGGTTCCTCTGGATGCCGAAGTACTTGCTCAGATAAATGCAATGAACTCTAGAATCCTGGAAAATTGGCAACTAGGCTTTGTGCCTTCCCCTGAAAACCCCATTTTAGATCAGTACAGATATCTGAATTCCCTAGCGACACGGTGCCCCGATCAGGAACCCCCTAAGGAACCAGAGGATCCGTATGCACAATATAATTTCTGGGTAGTAGATCTGACGGAACGACTATCCTTAGATTTGGATCAATACTCCCTGGGAAGGAAATTTCTTTTTCAGGCGGGTCTGCAATCCAACAGCACAAGGGTCCGGAATCCTGCAAGACTCACAAGCAACAGGACTTCAGCTAAGAAAGGAACCAAAAGAAAGAGAACCTGACCGATTTCGGTCGCAGACAACTGGCGCCAATAAACATGTTTCGAGTTGCTATGGAATGTCTGACTATTTCTACCTTTCTTTAACCTTTCCGGTGACTAACATTCGCTTCACGTTTGTTCCAACCGCGCCCGGTGCATGTAGCCAATATAAAACGCTGGCGGTGAGAGGCAACCGACTTGGCAGCAGGACCGGGACAGGTTGGAGTTTGCCCGCCAAAAGTTATTTGAAAGTCTTCCAAGAACCTTTCAGGTACACTGTGTAACTACAACGGTGAGTATGTACCGGGCGCGGTCGGAAAATTATCGTCAAACAATGGTTGTTGGCAACAATTACCGCTTGCGGTTAACATGTAACCGCTTGCGTTATTCTTTAGTAAGCAGTTATATAATGTATAAATACATGGATTTTTGGGATAGAAACAAAAGAATTCCA